ATCTGCCATGTTTTGAATACATTGCGCAATTTCATTGCGGTCCGATCGTGATACTTCGTCGCTGCTTTTAAATTCAATGTCAAGTACATTGCTGTTTGGTAGCTTATTATACTTTGTGATAAATCCCAATATGAGATTGTAAATTACACGCTGATAGCCTGTAAAATATTCAGGCTTAATGTGAGGCATTGCCTTTCGTGTAAAGGCTTCACTGTGAATAAGGTTATTTAGTATTAGTGCTTCGAGGTTGTCCATTTCCAATTTGTGCGTCGCTGTTTGATAATATATTTGCAAGAATGTCGCCTAGCAGATTATTGAAATCTGTTTTGGCTTTTAAATTTTCGCTCAAAAGATGTTCAGGCACGCTTTCAATCTTATAGTCGAATGATAGATGTGCACGGTCACCTTCTTCACGAAGGCGGACGTTGCCGTATTTGTAGACAACGCCCGCGTATGGTTTCGTAGCTAATTGTATCGAAAAATGATCATCTTGTAAATCATTTTCGACCAAAAGGTAATCACGACCTTCAATCATCGCTCGGATCTTCAAAAGTAATTGTGCTGGTACTTTCAGGAATGCGATCAAGATCCACTTCAACGTCATTCATCATATCACGCAGACCAATGGTATATTTATTTTTCAGATAGGCAGCAAAATCAGTATTCTTAAATACAGTTTCCCAGAATTCTTTAGTCATGGTTTGAGCAGCGCGAAGGTTACCAGTCAGTTCGACATCCTTAGCAATGTCCCATGCTTGATACCAACCATTCTTTGGCTTACGAACATAACCGCCGTCGATGGCAACATCTAGCAGTCCAGACCATTTTTGAACACCGCCTTCCCAACTTACACTGATAGGAATCTTGGACTTTTCTTTGACAAAGCGACTCTTTTCAACATTGATGACAAAGTGGTAACCTTGAATTTCAGTACCATCTTTATCTTGCTGACGACCAATAATCCAAACATTGTCCGCGCTGTACATGATGCCGGTATTGTGCGTGACTACTCCATTTTCTAAAATATAATGTTCAGCATCTTTAACGCTAAGGTCGTATACTTTAGAACGTCCAACCTTTTTAATTTCTTTAATTTTCATTATGTTATATTATAATCTATTTTCTTCAGTTTGTAAATTTATATTTACGCGTAATGCCATTCTGTCCATTGTGAATGATCAGACTTAATTCGGCGTGATATGATAGCTCTAGTTAAATTTAAAGTATCCACTGCATCCTTTATGCACGAATAACATACACCACAAATCACGATTTGTTTTGCACATGGATTATTTCCACCCAATCTTTCTTCTGAATATCTTTTAAACAAATCATCGTGCTTTCCTGTGTTATATACATCTTGAATTTTTCGTTTTCTAATTTTAGCAGCTTCTTCAGAAATGTTAAGTCTACGTTTCTTATTACGCTCTGAAATTATACTCGGATCGGTATTAGATATTCTTTCTTTTACCTTTAAACTAATGTTTGCATTTCTGTTTAATATTTCCTCTTCAGATAGAGATTCGTACCAACCGAACCAACCATTTCTAGTTACACCGTCATAATCATATCCAGTTTCGGGAATTAAATTTGCCCATTTATCGCTTTCAACTACATCGTATTTAGCTGAGGCTAAAATACCAGCCTCTCGCAGTTTCTCTTTAGTGTCATATATCCCTAATATTTCAGTATGAATATCTTTACCATGCGCTTTAATATGTGACCTCCAGTATGAGCCTGAACCGGGATATAGTTCATAGTCATCTCTGGAGGTCACGCATAGATATTTGAGCCCTGTAATATTATGTGTCTTTATCATCAATTTGAATGTCATAAGTAAGTGTGGTTAACATACTTATTTATACAAATGATAATTTTAACTTAAATGTTTTTGCAGTCTTGACCTACCAAAAGATCTCTTGCTTCAACCCATTGTTCATCAATTAGAAACTTATGTGCATCACTACAGACGACGCTATGGCCGTCCTCAAAGGTAACTTCATAGCATTCAGGTTCTCCTTCATCGAGGGTATCTGGATTCCATACCGCAGTGACTTCCTTAGGTCCATCCAATGTTTGAACAATATCACCTACAATGAAATCTTCGACAGCTTTGGTTGTTCCATCAGGAAGAGTAATAAAAGTTCCAGCAACAACACAACCTCCGCCGACTATTGCTTTTGGGAAAAGCCCAATTTCCATATAGGTATGGTTGATGGCAAGTAGACAAATGTTTTTCATGGTAAGGTATGGAGTAACCATACGGAACAATCCTTTGAGCGCTTTCGCACGCGTCATATCAGCCACACTCTTTTCATTCATGGCGTCTTCAAGTTCCTTTTTAGATGCAAGGTTACCAACACTGTCAATGACAATAATAACCTTGTCCTTGCGATCCATTTGCTCAAGCTGATTTACAATATCAAACTTAAGTTCCTCGATGTTTTTAATCGGAATGTGTAGTACACGGTTGGTATCAATACCAAAGCTTTCAAAGTATTGCTGAGGACTTCCGAATTCGCTATCATAAAACATAAGACACGCGTCTTTATGTTTCTTTAGATACGCACCGGCCATAAGCAATGCAAAGCTAGTCTTGAAGTGTTTAGACGGACCAGCAAGTACAGTTAATCCACTGGTTAGACCGCCGTCAATGCTACCGCTAAGAGCAACATTTACCATAGGCACGCTCGTTGGCGTTACATCCTTTTCTGCATAAAAGTCGCTTTCGGCTAGGATGTCCGCCTCTTTAATACGACAGTTCTTTTTTAGTTTTTCTAATACTGATGACATAATGTTATTTGTTTAGTTATTATATACAATTTTAGGCCTTATGTAAACTGAAAAATTCATTCAGTTCAGCTGTATTTGATGGATGCTCGGATTCAATGCGGACAGCCTCAATCAGAGATGACTTGTTGTTTTGTTTAACATACGATCCATCACCATAAGCAACTCGACCTTCAAGATATGCAACCACATTATGCATCATATCAGCAGCAGTTGTAACTGGAACATTTTGGCAAATATGGTTAATCTTCGATTTTGGATTTTCACCGTGTAAGTTAAAGTCATCTGGCATTTTCATCATACGAAGACAATCGCGAATGGTAAGATATGTTTCAGATATAGGATTGATTAGCGATCCTGGCATTGCACCAATCAATGAAGGTACGTTTGTTCCCTTAGCCATAGTTACACCGTGCGCCCAATAACCTTTATTATCATCCAGCTTAGCCTGCATTGCGCGTGCTCGTTTAGCAGTATGTGAATGCCCATTTGCATCCATCCAGTCAGCAACTTCAAGTAGGTTTTTACCATATCCACCGTCGGCATATACAATAAGGTTTTGAGTTGATGCGAACTTTTCATACAGCTCACGAATAGTGCTCGAACCGGAAGCTGCCATGTTGTATGCAACCCATGCATTGTCTTTAGGATCCGCAGCGTTGGTTAGGATATTCATAGGATCCGTATCGCTCTTAGGGATACCCAATACATCTTCAATGTTTTCGGTTTCACGACGATGCCATGGGAACACTGGAGCAACATCGCCTTTTGTAAAGAAGTAGAAAGTACGTGGACGTTTTTGTGATAGACCATGCAAATGGCTTTCGGTATAATATAGCGTTAGACTATAACCATTTTTACGACCGATTTCATACAGTTTATCTGCAACCTTTTTACCATTTGCACTGTATAGGCGCGGAGCGTTCTCTCCCCAAAATACTTTAGGTTGAACTGTACCCAATACATATTCAGCGGTGCGATACATCCATTCATTTGTTGCACTGTCTGCACTGCTTGTTGTACTAAAGCTGGATAGTCCAGCACACGGGCAAACAGTATTAACAACATCAACCTTGGTTGGTTCATAAGTTGTATCTTCATCAATGAAAACATAGTCACCATCGTATCCTCGATTATTTCTCAGGTATTCAATGAAATGTTCATCATTATTTTTAAACGGCGAATATGATAATACCCATTCTGGTAGTTGCCCGTCAAGAGCGTTCATAATGCCAAAGTTTTCGCCGCCGATAAGCGGGACGATTGTTCCATATGTTAGTTTCTTTTCTTTCATTCTAGTGTTGCAGTTGTAGATAATTTATTAGCGTGGTTTGAGAGTGCTTTTTGCAACAGATCGTCCATCATATTTTTCCAGACCGCCACAGTATTTTGTTCTCGGGTTTTTGTTGCAAGTTCTTGCAGTTCAAGATCGTTCAGCGCAGCCAGTTCACGATAGGCCTGCACAAAGGTTTCGTTTGAATCTGACTTTTTAACAATACGATAAAAGCGAGAGTCATCCATAATGCGTTCAGCACCTTCATTCTTTGTGCTTATTAGCAATGCCGGCACACCGCGTTCATATGCTTCAAGCACAGCAATACCGTATGTTTCCATTTGACCCCAACCGGTTGCAACATACACTTTTGACTTGCGGATGTTTTCCATGATTTCGGCATGCGGCGCATTGTAATGAGTAATGCACAAATCAGACATGTCGCTAAAATCATTTTCCTTATGATAGTCGTCTTTTTGATTTGTTGTATTTGTATAGACACATGTATGCAACTCATCATAATCAATTTTAGAACGCCGCATCTTTTGTATTCTCCGATGCAAACAAAACGGATCTTTATAGCGATCAGATCGTCCCACGGTAATTGCATCAGCAAAGTTACGGTGCTTCTTTTCTAGGATTGGTCCATTGTATGTGGATGGTATAGGTTTGACATAACCACATACTTCTAAATTTGGATAGCCGCGACGTGCAGCAAAAGAATTCCAATTTTGATGTTGGGCAGCAGAAACCATTCCAATGGATCCGCCGTTGTCAATAAATCCTTGTGCTCTCTTTAAGAATCCTTCTGCTGGCAGAGAATCGGCCATCACATGAATCAAACATAAGATTGGTATATTAGGAATTCTTTTTTGTAGTGTGACGGTTAGAGTTGTGCTGTAATAGTTTGATAGGATTATGTCTGCTTTGATTTCAGCTGCTTTACGTGCGACCAGTTCGGTAACACGTCGTTCTGCTACATCAGTATCAGTGAAGTTCAAGACATGCACGCTTTCATAATTTTCTTTAAGAAGATCAATTACTCTTTCAGTTCCACCATTCACCATTCCTTCTTTATGATCGGCAATGTTGCCGTATTGTCTGTAAGGTATTAGTATATTCATCAATCTTATTTATGGGTCGGACGAAGTAGCTCGTCCAACTTACATACAATCAGATCATTCAAATATGTACCATCATAATACTCATCCTTGAGCATATCATGCAGCGTCTTTACCAGTGTATCATATGCTATAGGATTTTCTTCAAGGAATTTTATGCGCTTAAACAATTCCTTTGAGTCGCCTACGCGAAGGAACTCGGGCGCACGTAAACTGTTTTGTTCATCATAAGATGGATGCAAGAAAGGGATAATACCATGATGCGCCATTTCCCAGAACTTAGCAGTTACCCAACCTTTCTTAATGGGAATGCAATAGGTATACTTAACCCGCGGTAGCATGGCATGCAGTTCATGATATCCCATAGGTCCTTTAAAGCGAGGGTCATCACCAATCGTTCGCGGATCCCATTTACCATAAACTTCGACGTCTTGAACGTCATTCAAGATAGCATTCTTTAGCAGTTCATATCGAGATGGTTTACCTTCGTTGAGAACAATCATAAAAGGAATATCCTTGCCGACTGGTGCTGATGTTTCCGGTTCTTCGCCAAAGAAGCTGTCAAGCGTATTGGATTCGCCTACAGCAAGCGTCTTATCCTTTTCCCCAAGGAGGAAGATAGTTTCAACCGCATCATAAGTACACTTTACTGGATGAACACGCAGTGTATTATCTCTATAGCCAGCGCGTATCTTCATGTTCAGCGTATCATTGTATTGCGATAAGATGAACTGTGGAGGATGCATCCAGTCACGAGCAAACGGTGGAAAGAACCGCGGGTCATTTAAGATAAGCATATAAGGCACCTTGTATTCGTTCATGAAATACATTAGCGGCGCAACATATTTGCAAAGCATCTCGAGTGGATTTGCCAGTTCATCCGGCGTCTTCATTTTGGTAGTGATCCCTGGAATATTGGTAGTACCAGTTGGTCCACCAAACACAATGCCAGCATCAAACTTTACATCGCTCTTCTTAACCCAGTCATCAAGATACCACATGCTTTGTAGACTTTCATCCATGGGATTGTTTTTGCGCCATTCGGTAAAAGGTTTACCCCAAATGTTATAGACGTTACCATTCTTGTTAATGCGCATCTTTTCACTTGATGATAGACGATCAAAATCATTGCACCCTAACAAGTAATAGTTATGTTGAGGATTGCGATGAAATAGATTTTCGTAAAACTTCGGTGCTTCATTATCACCACCAATTGGTCCCCAAGACTCGCGCTTGAATAGGACACTCTTTCCAATTTTTCCAATATAGATGTTCATTGTTTTTGTGCGTTGTAGACACGTTCACGCAGTTCGCTTGTACTAAAGCTATGACGGCGCTTGTTATAATGTATAGGACATAGTCCTTTGCCAGTATGATCGGTGTTTTGATACTCTTCTCCCACTATTCTCACGTCGGGATTTATAGTAAGAATCATATCTTCAAGATCCTTTTCAGTCTCAAACGGAATAACTTCATCAACATATTTGCATGCAGCAACTTGAAGGTATCGCTCAAAGACAGTTTGAATCGGACGGTTCTTTGTTGCAGGGCGATCTTTTGTAGGATCGACGAGCAATCCGATAATCAGATAGTCACACAACGCCTTTGCTTCCATGAGCATGACTGTATGACCTGAATGAAATAGGTCAAAGGTAGAACAGGTAAAGCCGATCTTTACTTCGTCCATGGGTTTGCCGAGTCGTTCAGCTAGTGACTTTTTATCTAAGAGCATTTATTTTCGTTTTAATCAGTTGTTGTATATATGTGCGGTTTTTAGCATACGGATATACTCGGCACAAGTGCCCTAACTCATGCGCACGCAGTGTTTCGAGCGGCATTAAATTTTTGCTTTCGATGTATGAACGCTCATGTTCACCGCCACACAATTCAAGAGACATATACAACTTAGCCACATCAATGACCCATGAGCTGTATAGGCTAGGATCATTAAGTGGATCAATCATACAAGGATATTGTGTAAGATCATTGCACCCCATTACATTTGAGATACTGGCATCACCGTGACTAAATGTTAATGGCGTATGATACATTGCGGAAGTTAATCTATTCGAGACAAGCATACGGTCGCTAACAGTAAAGTCAGGATCGTTTAGACGATTTACACAGCGTAACACATATGAGTATTGAGAAACTTCAGGGTGCATTGCTGCATGACCTGCATAATGGCCCAGTGTATCCAATACACCTTGAGTATTGCCCGTGTATTCAGGCAACCTTTCCATACGAATAGTTTCACCAATCAGGTTGTGAATATGTGGTGTAGCATATCCATAAGATGCGGCTACCTTATACCATTCTACAGCAGCAATAGAATTTGATGCAGTCTTATAGACGCTATCAGTAACTTTGTCATAATAAACAGTCGCACCGCTCCACCCACCTTTCAGCGGGATACGATCAAACTTTTCAACAAATTGTTCAGGCGTGATACCTTTGTCATCAATGTAATATGCCGCTAGCTTCTTTTGGAAACTTAAGTCGGTATACTGCACCCCATGATCACGCAGCCATTTTTCAATTTGAGACCGATACTTACGATCCGCTGCATCACAATCACCGTTGCAAGATATTTGACCTCGAGCAGTTACAATGTGAACAGTCCAGCCTTGATCATACAAGTCATTGAGCTTGTCGATCAATGACCGATTTGCAGTCGCATTGGCCCAATCACGGTTAAAGGTAGTTGCTATCGTATCGTCAAAATCAACGACGAGTGTTGTGATGTGCGGATTCATATGTTGTATGTATGCTTACGCTGTATGACGGCGGTTCAAGAAATCACGTTCTGGATCTTGCCCATCAACTTTACCGCGAATGAATGCAACTCCAAACGATGAATAGTTAATCAGATCCTTGAGAGAATCTTCAACGCTTTCAAAGTTTGGAACATAATTCGGATCAAGTTCCATTGCTTCAATAACCGATTGCGCGCGTAAGACTTTTGCTTGAATGATTTCAAGAATGGTCTTTACACCGCTTGGGTAATAGTCGGCTTGACGGATACGCGACTGTGGATGCTGATAGTCATTCGACTTTCGGCGCTGTAAATCAGCACATTCGGTTAATACTTTGATACTTTCTTTTTCTGGCTGTAATGTCATAGTTTTGTAATTCATGTTGCACCGCAGGCGCATACGGTTTGGTGCACCAGTATAGTCTGGTGCTGGTACCTCCGTCATAATCCATTCTAACATATTTTATGAAGAATGTAAATAATTATGGTTCCTGTAGTGAAACAATATAGTCTTCAATCAAACTGAAGTGACGCTCATACACATGAAGCGATCCAACTTGCCATGTGATATCTCCAGCTGTTACTTCGTCTGAAGGATCTTGCAAGCAACCGTTATAGTCACGAACCAAACGATCTTGAACATACTTTTGCCAAGCATAGTCATTACGGTATCCGAAAACTATATCGTTGCTACGCATTTGGACAATAGCATGCAGACGACCGTCGCGAATAAGGTATTGCACAGCATTGGTACAGATGAAGTCACTCATACCCTTTGCACAATAATCAGCGTGCATAGTCGGGCGTGTATAAATCATCACTGCACGACGAGAGTCACGACAACTCAACAGCTCGTTCAGTACACAATCATACTGAACATGATTCTCTTCACTGAAAATTAGATATCCGTAATTGCTGTTAATCTTGCCGTCACTGTCAGCAACTTGCTTCCAGATTTTTGGAACGGGATCGCCGATGTCTGCGACGAGCAAACTCTGTGAAAGATACCAGTCAAGTTCCTGCTCGATATACTTATCGTTAAGAGCACCGTAAATAGTCGGCGCATCTGCGTTGAAACTAGCACCGACGATCTCGACAGTGCGTGCTCCAGTTTTGTCAGTTACAAATTCATTGCGCACATACTTAGCGGCAATGACATCTCGAATGTCAGCTGTTGTTTTCGTCATATTAGTTAAAAATATAGCTGCGAGCATCAATTATGGATTTCATATAATATGAATCCGACGTCTTGAGGCTATCAGATGCCTCATCGTATGCATCAAGGTCTCCCAACAGTTGATGCTCAATAATACGATTGACTTGAAGTGGACGATCACGATATACATATGTATAGCATTCTTCAAGAACATCGCGATAAGCAATCGATGCAATGTTTTCAAATGTAGGAGCCTCAGGATGATGCTTGATTGCTTCAAACATATATGCAGTACAATCGTCATCATACGATGACTGCTTTAGCGTACTGAACATTTGCGATAGTCTCTTAATGATTGGTATATTCATGTTGTTATATTAATCTATATGAAGGAGAATGTAAATAAAATTAGCGTGGGTATTTGGCAATCAGAGGATGCTGCTTTACAATCGGACGTGCTTTCGGCTTAAGAACACCGCGAATCTGATTGCCAGACGCATCATAATTGCGACCAGCGCCACCTCGTGAAAAGTCAGAGATAGACCTTGACAGGCGACTTGCACCTTCAAGTCGATTTGCATAATCGGCTCCGAACTTAGAGCGGTAATACCGTTCCCAGACAAAGGATGGAAGGTTATTAGCGACGGCAACGATGGTCTTAATTGTAGTAATCATGGGATGTAGTATTCAACGAATTTTTTGGCGGAAGACAGTGAGATAGCGATATGGTTGGGGTTAGCAGCAGGATCGCTGTATACCTCAATTTGACGGTCAGGATAGGCACTGCGCAGCGCAGCAATCTTTTCATGCGTATCGGCATATGTACGTAGTGCCTTGATAGCAGCAATCTTATTGCCGCGATTTTGAGTCATCATGCCATCAATATCAGACTTGATTTGTTTGTGGTCCGGTAAGTTGTCAAGCAGCATATCAGCTACAAGAGACCGAAAGGATGGGCTATGCTGCATGCATTCGACCATCATATCATGTGAAAGATTAAAGTTCATAATAAAGAAAAAAAATGGGAAGGGTATTTCACCTTCCCGTGCGCACAATCAATCCTCTGAGGCAATTTCCTCAGCAGTGGCGATGTATACCACGCCGTCATCTGGAGCAGGATCGCCCTCAGGAGCGTCATCAATGTATTTAGGTTCAGCCTTTGCCGCCTTGGGTGTCTTTGCAGCCTTCGCTGGTTTGGGCGTCTTTGCGGCAGCCTTTTTTGCAGCGGCCTTCACCGGCTTGGGTGCTTTAGCAACAGTCGGCTTGCGACTTGCTGCAGGATCTTCAGGAGCAGTCGCTGGATATTTGCCGCGTGACAGTGCACGCGCTTTGCCAAGGAAGTTGTCGCAAATTTCACGACAAGTCAGACCGAAGGTCATGCCAGTGTCATAAAAGGTTTTTGCGCTGAAGCCTTCGCTTGCGTCGGGTTGAGCTGCGAGATGATTAACGAATTCAGTAATGCGGTCGAGTGCCATAATATAGTGTGTGTTTGGTTGGTTTAAATTGTGTTTCCTTACGAGACTATTATAAACTAAATTTGAGAACTTGTAAAGGAAAAAATGAAGTATTTTTAGATTTTGTTTGCCGCGATTTCCTCGTTCAAGCGCTGCTGGAATTTCGGCATTTCGGTCTTCAGTTTGGCAATTGCTGCAGGCTGAACGGCGATGTTCACGTAAACATTGGCATTCATGTACTTGCGGTCAATTTCACCAGAAACAACGAACCCCGGCGAGCAACCGCATGAGCAACCAGCGGTACGTGACCAGCGAATTACTGCATATGGTCCAAAAACGGTCTTCAGTTCAGCAATGTCCAGTTTGGTTGCTTTGTTGCGCAGCGAACTCCAAGTTTTGCACTTCCAGGCTAGGTTGAAGATCTCGTTTTTGTTGAAAAATTCATTGACAACCTTGGAGGTATTGGAATCAGCGAATACACGTGCGCCATCGGTATAGCGTTCACGATTCAGGCGAGATCTTTTAGAGATTTTGGATACGGTAATCATAATTTGTGGTGGCGTTCCTTACGAGACCATTATAAACCAAAAATCAGTGCTTGTAAACAAGAAAATGCAGAAAACGTGAAAATTTTTAGCAGAAAATCTCAAATTGCAAGATTTGACGGATATTCGAGCGATCGACTGGCAGATATGCTCTAGAATTCCTCTAAAACGGCTTCAAGATCTTCTGCTTCAGAAGTCATGCTTCGCGGGCGATGATTTTCCGATTTTTCAGCAAGTTCATAATAGACTTCGGTACGAGTCTTGCGGATAACCTCATAAATTGGCGTCCCACCGCTAAATCCTTTTCCTGGAACATACTGCTGACTATAGACATATTCTCTCAGGCTCTGAGAATAGGCATTATAGTATATGACATACAGCTTACCGTCGCATTCATAAATCAGCTCGCCGAATAAATCGCCTTCGGATGAATAGTCATTGATGTCGTCCACACACACGTGTTCAGACATCCAGGTCTGCAACTCGTCTGGCATCAATATTGCAAACGGTTTAGTCTTCATTTGGGTGATACCACTGGTTTCAGTGTAGTTGAGATAATAGGGTGTGGCGTGGTCGACGCCGGACGCTTTGCAGCTTCAGCTGTATACACAAGAGCAAGAAGAAGTAATACGGCAAGGAGTTTGGTTTTCATACTAGTATCTATCGACGGTTGCGCTTTCATAATGTAGAATTCCAACAGTCCAGTTCAACCTAAACTGACAATTAAATCGGTCGCTAATGTAGTTAAGTGTGCCTAGGATAAAACTAGTGTCTTCATAACCATAAGTTTCAATATTACTTCGAGTGTCTTTACCGAAGTAATCAGTTGCGGCAAACCATTCGCTTTGAGCTAAGATTGCACCTTCATACGGGAAAATGATAGCCTTTGCATCTTCAACGGACATGCCTTGAACGTCATAAAACTTAGAATAAACCTGCCGCCGTAAGATGTTACATCTAGCCATTGCTTTTTTAGCAAGGCGATTTTTAGTGCTTTTTTTCATAAAAGGTAAGTAAGATTACGGTGTTTCATTTCGCGAAGACTGGCAGCATCTTCGTCAACTGGTTCATATGTGACCGTATCAAATGCATGCGTGAATATTCCTTTGCGTTCACTGCCATGAAAAATGCGCCAGGACTTGCGTTCAGTCATGTCGACCGCTCGATATGTCACAGGCCAAATCATCATGGATGTTGCTTTGGGTACCTTTGGAAAAAGATGTCCGTGCGATTCAACGAGGCTGCGTAAAGTCGCGATGTCAGCGGGTGTTCCTGCTTCCTTCATCTTCTGACGAAGTACAGCGTCACGATATGCGTTGGATGGTCGGTTCATTCTTCAAATAGGTCAAGCAATTTAATCATCAATTCCTTCAGATATTCGATGTCGTTTGCTCGTAGTATGCTAGTCCTGAGTTCATACATAGCTCTATGCTTACGCCGCGCTTCGGTCCCATGTGCTGGGCAATTTGGATCTTCTGCAATAAACGGTCCTCCAATGCGATAACAGTCACACATAATTTAAATTGTAAAAATTCCTTTCCAAAGTTCAAGTTCCCAACCGCGGCGATGTTTCAAACCGCGGAGAGTTTTTCCATCAGCCTTGACATAAAGCGGCATGACGGTTTCGATGCTCTTGTAGTTGCCATGATTAAGCCGTCCGGCACCATTTACCAACGAAAGCAAGTTGCCTTCACCGCAGTTAAACGTAAACGATGTTAGCGCCGCAAGCTGATATTCAGTCAACTTTACCTTGACATTACGGAGTACGACCTGACGTGCCTCGCGTATTTCGGAACGAAGTACCGCCTCAGCGCGAGAGCGTGTCATGTTCTGATTTGCATACTTACCAGTATGTCCGTAACCAACAGTAAGAACACCAGCCGGACAACGGTAAGGATCTGATTTGAAACCCTCGAACCGCATGATGCCTTGGATAAGTTCGTCCTCCCAATTGACAAGGTTCTTCTTCGGTGTAACAAGTACTGGGCAATTGCGCACAGCTGAACTGTGCTTGAATGTTTCGATCGGACAAAGCGCAAGCGCTATTACGAGCGAGGCGCCTAATGTCGATGCAATCAGAATTGGTTTCATACGGTGGTATTCCTTACGAGACTATTATAAACCAAAAATGACAGCTTGTAAATCTAAAAATGCCAGAAAATGCATTTTTTTACATTTTCTGGCAAATTTTATCGGAAAACCGACTAGGATTTCTTACTGACGAGTACTTCGACGGTCACAGGAGCAGTTCCAGATCGCACAAAACCCAATCGCTTTGCTGCACCGATCGTGAGATCAATAATCCGGCCTCTTACATATGGTCCGCGGTCAGTGATGGTTACCACTTCGGACTTGCCGTTATTTTTATTGGTTACACGCACGGTTGATCCAAGCGGTAATGTCTTGTGTGCAGCAGTTGATGCATCGTTTGACAATTTACGACCAGACGCCGTTCGTGTTCCACCGTTTGTTCCAATGCTGTACCATGACGCATGTCCGTATTGCACGGATTGTATTTTATGCTCTGAGGGTTGTTGATCAGCAGATGTAGTCGAGACTGCGCATGATGTAAATATCAGAGCACATAGACACATTGCTATTTTCTTATATGTTTTCATTCTACTTTAGTGTATTCTATTTCGTTTGCTTGTGTTTCAGAAAGGGTCTTATACCAACCGTAGCCCTTTCCCTTCTTATGTAGTGAGCCTGGACTTCCAGTGATCTCACACGTCTTCCCTGATAATGATTCTGCCAGATGAACCATTCCAGTAATGGTATCATCGCCGCCGCTATAATAAAATCTCAGGGTACCGAACTTTTCCTTAATTTGGTCTATACAGACGGATGGTATCGGTGCACGATGATATTTATATCTTGGGTATAGTCGTGTCAGTTTAGAACGCAACCAGACATGAATCGCTCTGCGACGAGGATGTCTTTCAGCGATAGCGTTGATTGTGGATACACCCATAAACTTTGGTTTTGTGGTTATTTTATCCCAATACGGAGTTGCAGGATCAATCCATTTTAACAGAGCATGGCGCGCTTGATGTATACCGCGATGATAGATGAAGTTATAGGCGCTGTATATGAATTTACATTTTTGCTTTAGGTTTTCGCAGTTCTTAACGCGATAGTCAATACAACTGCACAATTCATCTACCAAAGATTCCCATCCTGGCGGGCAGCTGCTACCACATCGCGGCGGCACCGTTTTTCCAGATTCATCTTTGGGAAAGAGGTCTGGATACTTGAGCATCAACTTACTAATAAAATTTGCCTCTGCGTCAATCTGGTCCTGAATATCATTCATAAGTTCTTTTGTGTTTTTGTATTTCATTCATAAGTTCTTTTGTGTTTTTGTATTTCATTGCGGTACGAGGTCGTGCACGATACCAGACCATTCACATCGACCACACCGCGCACCATTTTCATCGCGATATGCAGATGGGTTGTTTGCGTCTAAAGTAAATCCCATGAGAGTTTGAGAGGTATGAGATGATCCACACTTTGGGCAATTAGCGTGTGCTTTATGATAGTCTCTAAAATGTCGTTGTGTATCGTTCATAACCAAGTCTCGATCAATCTTATCACGTAGGTCAAAATAGCGAAGTGTCATATTTTCATCGTGTAAAGATATATACATCAAGGGTATATACGGTGCATAGAAGTATCCTTTAGAAAGTTTTTCTTCAGCGCTGTATGTCATTCGATCATTCATGTCCATAGCACTCCGCGATGTTCAATGATTTTATTCAATGCCCAAGTTTCACGTTGTTCAATCAACTCTTCAAGACGATTGGTTTCGGCATAGGCAACTGCATATGGAACGCCGCTACAATCCGGATAAGGCGGATAGCTGTCATTCAGTTGCTTTTGCAAATCTGGACGTTCAGTCTTGATATAATTATAGACATCACGCAGTTCGCTGTAAATTAGAATAACTTGATCTACATAACCTTGAGAAACATGGCCGTTCTTTAGTTCATCATCCCAATCAATATCTAGTTGACTTAATCCTTTTTCAGATTCAACAAAGTCAACAAGGATAGCAAAGTTTACCGCGGCAAGTAACTCTGGTTTGTCACACCATCTTGTGGGTATAACCGATGTTAGCCACTTCTGACGCGGATTAAACCATGTGGTGATTGGAAGAATGACGTCATCTCGCCAGAAGCGATTAAACAACATCGACGGTTCTCGAAATAATCTAAACAGATTTGTATAGTATGGTTTCATATTATAGTGTAGAACGAACTTCGCTTATCACTTTACCCAGCAGGTTTTCACCACGCCATTTAGTTGAATCGAGTGCATCCGCATCATCAGGACCTAGGCCGATACCCCAAACCGTATCCCAAGGCGCAGCTTCAGCAAAGACTGTATCGGCGGGGAATTGCAGTAAGAACTGCTGTAGATGGAAATTTTGCTGAAACTTCCAGATGTTTCCCTGTAGAACAGCTTTGTACTTTTGAGCATCCCAAGTTGCAGCATCAAAGTTCTTGAGACGCCGACCTAGATCCTTTTGATCTTTGGGATGCTGCGCCGCGCTGATAAGATCAAATGTTTC